CTTATTCCTGCTAATGTAGAAACTCCGCCAGTTGTGTAAGTCGTATAAGCCGAGCTATCAATTCCAGTTAATTCAAAAGTGTTATCAGTTTTATTAGCCACAATAAAGAATAAATCATTAATCTCTACCATGCCGCCAACAGAAGTTATATAAACCCTATCTCCATCACTCCGGCCATGAGAGGTTGAGGTTACTACTGCCGGATTAGCTTTTGTAACTCCCGTAATAACGCTAGAAGTTGAGGATAGTAAATAAGTTCTAACCATCATCTCTTTTATTCTTACTTCGCGCTTATGCCTAGCTTCCGCTAAGTCAATAAACGTATCAATTTGAGTTGTAAGATCGTCGCGTTCCAAGTGGTCGGCAATTTCCAATTTAAGGTTTGCATACGAATCTAGTGACATTTAAATGTATCCATATCTGTTTTTGTAAGTTGGTTGCATAATTCCAAGTTTAATTCCCTCTCCTCTAAACTTGCCGAGTGCTGTCGGCCCTTCAGGTGTAATAATTTCTATTCCTTTTCCTGCCGCATACCCTATTAGATATTCTAAGCAAGGAGACTCGTAAGCAAACTCAGAGTCATCTAAAACATCAATTCCGTATAGCCCGATAGTTGTCGCGCCTTCATGGATAGCCAAAGCAATCATATAAGCTGGACTAGAATTGTAAAAATCAACCTGACCCGACCATTTACGATGGAAGTTAGCAAAAACTGTTTTCTGCAAGTCCTCTAAAGGAAATGGTAAGGAGGTCGGAATGTCAGGCCAATGCCTGTGCATGTAAATTGGAGTTTCAAATTCCGCTAAGTCTTTAAAATAAGAAGGCTTACGGCAAGCATCTGGGTGTGCTAGTAACCTTCTATCGTGCATCTCGAATAACTTAGACGCCCTAGAAGCGTATTCAGCATCCCAAGGCAAAGCATATATATCAAAGTCGCTAGGAACTAAATGCCTTGTTGTAGGCGATAGTCCGACTATGGCAACTTTCATTAATAGAACTTAGTCTGAAATCGTCTATAGTCAATATCTTCAGTTAATTTCTTCATAATCTTTTTAGCTCGGCCTGATCTGCATTGAGTGATTTCAGCAAAAGCATCTTTAACTGTAATACCCCAAATATTAGAAGCCTTTTTAGCTTCATCATCGAGAACAGTAAATGGGATAGAAGCCTTAAGCTTAAAATCCGATTTAGTATTTCTATTCTGAGCAACATCTTTAAGATTGGTGTAAATAGGGCTTATATCTTCTGTGGTTGCAGTAGTTATAACCTTATTATTCTCACCATCTAAATGACTGTAAGTTTTGAACAGCCTGTTTCCAGACCGCTCAATATCAAGTAACTTACTCAAAGGGTGTAGCCTGATACATCAACTTTAGCTTGAACAGAAGTAATCGCAGCAGCCTTTAAAATAACAGGGCAGCGACTAGGGCCGACCCAAGGGCTAGATAAAGCGATTTCAACATGGTCATAAACTGTCATCTTTTTACTTAGCGGTATGATTGCCGATTCAGTAGAAAAGTTTGCTTGAGTTCCTGACAAGGCTATTGCAGAACCACCAGCCGTAGCTGATAGCTGAATAAAATTCGCATCAGTTCTAATGACGAAATAAGTTGTTCCGCTAGTTAAGCCTGTTGGGGCAGTTCCGCCAAAAGTATAAAAAACCACCTGCTCATCGTCTGCTAATCCATGCAGAGGAACAGAGAATTTCTCTGTAGATAAAAGACATATAGTAATATCAGTTAAATCACCAATATCAACTTTTGAAAGCCCGTAAAGCTCAAGGGTTGATGACGCAGTTGTATCATAGCTAAGACCTAAAGATGTAATCTTATTGCGAGTCCCAGCCTTACCTTCAGCGTGAGTGACCACAACAGCAGTATTATCTGCTGCCGTTCCGTACTCACTCCATTCAGAGGCTTGTATAGCTATTTGCGCGCTCATTACTCGTAACCTTGCATCGTGATTAAGAATTTACCAGCAGTATAAACAGCGTCAGTAGTGCCGCCTCCGCCAACTAAGTAAAAGTATTGGTTAGCGCCTGGAGCTGCAACTACATGCTTAGATAAGCCAAGAGTCCAATCTGCGCCAGAGGTAACAATTACCGCTTCGCCAGTTAGAGCTGAGATTGCTGAATCTTCTGCTCCTGTAGACTCGTTAGCCACCCATAAGTCAATGTCAGGTTCGCCCGTTAAAGGAGCTTCCATACAGGTCATAGTTCCAGTAAGAACAGTGCCGCCAACAAATTGCCCAAGATGGCAGCTTGCTGTTGCTGCTTTACCTATAATATCCCCAAGAACATTACTAGATAAGCCAGTAATATCAATTAGGATTTCTGTTGTTATGATACCGCCATGCTTTGTTACTCCAGAGCGGTAGATTGTTCCTGTGCCTGTGGTGATTCCTGCTCCAGCTTCCATCTGAGATACTGGCATCGCTTTCCAAGCCGACAAACCATCATCCCCGACATACTGTACAGAACCATCAGCAAGAGGCTTTAAGTTATAACTCATTTTATATTCCTCAAAATAAACCCCTCGAAAGGGGCTTAGTTAGTGTGATGGTTTAAGAGCTTGTTAAGTCTCTAACAATTCCATTACCAGCTTCGTTACACGCTTCAAGAGTGTACTCGCAAAGCACCTGTTTAGCATCGGAGTCACCTACGCGAGCTAAGTCAAAAGTTTGCATGTTACGACCTGGAAGGAAGGCAACTTTCCATAAATCAGATTGAAGAACAAGCGCATCTCGCACTGTTTGAAATCTGTTAGGGATAACTTTCATAGCTCCGAAATCACTTTCGTAAACATCGAAAGAAGCGTGGAGAGTCTTATCTTCAGCTTTTTGAGTTGAAGTAGAGCCGCCTGTGAATCCAGATACTTTCTGCTTGTTAAAAGCACCGACCATAATTACATCAGGATCTCCGCCAGAAACATAAGTCTGTTGGATAACATCTTTCAGCAAGTCCTCAGTAAATACTCTCTGAGTGCCGTTAGTAGCTGTGTTAGCACCAGTTCCCGCAGGAGCAGTGCCAGTTGTGCTTTCGTTAGTCGCAATCCATGTAACAATACCAGCCGAAACCGCAGCTAGAGTGTCGTTACCTGTTACTTTCGCAACGTTGTTTAAAAGACCAACTTCAACATCTCGCTTAAGCTCTTTAGCTCGCTTCATAACTTGATATTCAAGCTCATCAGCGCGACCAGCAGTATCAACTGCGCGGCCAGTACCAGAAACGCGAGCGTCTAAAGTAGCAATCTGAGTTCTATTGGTTAGTCGAGATGTAGCTGTGCCAGCCGTAGCAGGCGCACCAGCACCTTCAATAACAGCGTTAGTAGCAGCAGCTCTTAAAGTATCAGTTTGCCATTCGTGCAAAGTGTTGGTAGCTTCTACAAAAGAGGCTAGGCTTTGGAATGGAACTTCAGTAGGCGCGACATTATAAATAACATCTGATAAATCTTCGCGTATACCGGCCATATCATTGGTGGCAAAAGTGCCAGAAGTTTGTGCAGTCATGTTTAGCTCCTCCGAGCTTTATTGTAGGCATGAGCATCTTCAACTTTTCCAGTCGAAATCATTGTAGCTCGTAACCTATCAAGTTTTTGTTGGTTTGATTTTTCGGGTGACTTTGTAGTTCCAGGTTTTAACACCTTTGGAATCTTAGCAACCCGTTTTTTAATGGCATTATTGCCAGTTTGTTGAGAGTCGAATAACATTGCTTTTCGAGCCATGATGATTGCTCTATGGTCGGAGGCAGCCGTTAGCTCATCTTGGGAATATCCATTACTTACTAGATATTCTGCTATTTGTTTCTTCTCTGCTTTTGCAACTTCAGGGTCAGACCATTCAGGTAAAGAGTCTTGCAACTTTTGACCTTCATTAGCTAGATGTTCCTGTTGCTGCGTTTCGGCTTCTTGCCGTTGTTCAGCTTGTACACTTTGGTAGGTGTTTATAGCTTCGGTTCGCATCCTTTCAATATTTGCCGCCCTATCATCAAAGTCTCTTTTCTTAGCCGAGTATTCAGCAGGGTCATTGGTTCTTAACTTCGCCCAATCAATTGCTTCAGAATCGCCTCTTAGAGAGTCTACAAGGTTGGCAAGCAGAGCGTCAGCTTGTATAAACTTCTCGTTCAATGCTTCGCTCTTTACGTTTGCTGCATCCAGTATAGAGTTTGCTTTGGTTTTAGCATCGTCTAGCCGTTGTCCAGCAGCTTCATATTGTTGGTAATTAGCAAGCAAGTCTTTCACGTTAGCCTTGACTGGTTCGCCATTGACTTTGCCGTTTAAAACCACCTTGCCTTCTTCATTTAAATCTAATTGATTTTCCTCAACGCCAAATAATTCAGCTAATTGAGACATTTCATATTCTTGATACTGAGGTTCTTCAACCTCTAAAACTTCCTCGTTAACTTCCTCTTCAGAAGCCTCTAACGAGGACTCTTCTAATTCTTCAATCTCTTCCTCTTCCTCGATTTCTTCTGGAGTTTCTTCCTCTACCTGAGTGATAGGGTCTTTAACTTCCCCGTGAAACTTCGGCCCAAAATGCTCGTTTGCTAATCGTGAATAATCGGGTGTACTTTCTTGCTCTATGATTGGAGCGTCTTGGTCTGCCATAATTGCCTCTGTGTATTTAGTGGTTTTCTAATTACTTTTGTAGCTGCCGTTGTATTTCTTTAGCAGCGTCATTTCCTGTGATTAAAACTTTTCTTAAAAATTCTTGTGCGCCTAATACGCCTTGATATAGATTCCATAAAACCTCTCTTTCTTCTTTAGAGTTTCGGTCATCCTTCCAAGCGTTTATTAATGTTTTCTCTTGAATCTCGTAAGCCTCTATTAATAATTCATTCTCTAACAGATTCTTAGCTCTGCCGCCTTTAGCTCTCTTCTCTTCGTTAGTCATGCTTCTCTCCTATGCTTTAGGCTTTGCACCCTCAGAATACTTTAAGCCCATCTCGGTTAAATCATTACTAATCTTTTCTTCTGCAACAAATAAGTCATCATCTTGACCTTCCGCTTTAAGCTGTCGATCTAGGTCTTTGGCTCTAGTATCTAATTGCAACTTGCGTTCCTTCAGGTCTAAATCTCTAGCGTCTAACTGCTGCTGTCTTTCCGCTAGTGCCATTTGCTGTTCTGCAATTGGGTCAGAAGGCGGCTCGATAGAATCCGCTTGAGTAAAGAACATATCAGCATTTTTAAAGTTGGCATTCTTAACTATTTCAGAAGCAGTATTGTAGACATTGGTAGCAGTAACTAATGTTCCACCGCCTCCGCCTTGAATAACTTCTCTTTGCTTAGACCATATGTCATTCAGGGTAAGCATGTTCTGTTGTCGAGTGCCAATACCTAAACCAATATTAACTGTCATATCGTAACGGGTGCGCCATGAGGTAGGGTCTATCTCAATCCATTCATTTCTCAATTTAACTACTTGAGCTTTGTCTTGATGCTTTAATAATAATTCATGTATGTGAAGCATTAACGACTTGATACCAGTCTCGGCAAATATCCGAGCAATAGTCTCAATCTTCTGCTTAGACATATCAACCGACTCAGATAAAACCGAAGTCTGGATATTTTTAAGAGCTTCAGGATTTAAGCCAGCAGAATCCGCGCTTACTCCAGTGCGATCGCGAGCAGTAGTATCCCAATATTCCAGCATAGGAAATGAAGCCGCAGCCGTAAAGGGTACAACATCAACAGAATAAGCCTCGTTAACTGGTCGGCTAAATCTTGCAATTCTACCAACGCGAGTAGTCATTAAGTCATCAATGGTATTTTCACCAATGGCTTGCTCGTAAACATTCTTGCCAGGATTATTAGTGTGATATAAATTATCGTGAATCTGTCTAAGTAAATTAGATTTCACTTCCTGAATATCCATTACCTTTTCAGCCGTAGCTCTACCAAAGTGTTTATGAGGCAAAGGTTGAGGACATACAATATGGAAAGGCTGTCTGTCGGCTGCTTCGTTTTCTAATACTTGATGACCCGCAGTAACTACCATTCGTAATTCTGCGCGGCCATTTTGTTCATAATCTATTTTTATGTGCGCTTCGCGTAATAGGATTTCATCTTGTGACCTATCACGATTAGCACTAAACCTATCATCGTCAGTTTTATCATAACGAGCAATCTTCTCATTAGAGTCTAAATTGCTATCAGCATGTGATGGCAAGCTTTCAACTATATTCTTGTCGTATCCCATAGATAAAAGGTCACTACGGGTAACTAATCTCTCATGTCCGACCATACGAGCGGGGCTTGGGTCAATGGACCTAGAATCGTTTGAAATTCTATACTCTTCAGGTGGTACATTCTCAACCCGAACTTGGCCTTTCTTGCTTACACGCTTAAATTCAATGTCGTGAACAGGTATTCCAATTAATTCGCCCGTTTGAGGGTCAGGTATGTACTCTATTCTCTCTGAGCGTTCAACTGGTTCTAATTCTTCATCATTTAATAGCTCAAATAGCTCGCTTTCGGTCAATCCTTTGTAATTCTCGGTAGTAATCTTCTCGGAATCATCCCAATATGCCTTAACAATGCCATTTTTCTGCACTAGAGCGTCAAAAAACCATGAATACATGACTTCAAAGGCTGGATTTTGCTTAAAAAAGGCATAATTTACATAATCAGACTCTTGCTGCGCCTTTGGCTCATCTTCTGGGCCAACAGCGTCAAAACTTACTAAATTATCGGCTGTAGTGAACATTTTAAGCAATGAAGGCATTATTCCATCCACTACTTCGGAAACATCAGAGGTAACTAGCTGAGATTGGCCTGGAATTTCGTCTCCAAATTTCTTAGAGAGGTAATAGTTCCATGCTTTTGCTCGTTCTTGGGATATTTCTCCCCCCTCTGAACCCATTGCCGATTCAAATTCCCCGTCAACTATGCTTATTAGCTCTTTATCGGTTAATGCCAAAGTAATTTCCTATAGAACGTTAATTTTTGGATAGATTCGCGATTTCTTTCTACTTTTGCCCTTTGCCCAATCTAATTTACTAATAGCGTTTCGGGTTGCAGCCATTAGTGGGTGGCTGTTTTTAGGTATCTGCGCATCTTCTCTATAATATGTTTTAAATTCGTCAAGCCAAAGAGTTAAGGTTTTACTAACCTTTAACCGCTTGGTTTTCATTCTCTCCTCAATCTCCCTTGAGGTCATTTCAATACTAGACTGAGATTCCTCACAAGGCTCATAAATCATTTTGCAGCCTCTATCTAAGAGCTTATCTGACATTTCCTTTGAGCTTTTAGGCCAAGCTATAGGAATCCAAGGCTCTTTACCCTTAATTCCTTCGGCAATTACCGCCAAAACTTCCCTATTGAACAAAGCACAATGGTAAATAGTCAAAGTATCGGATTGAGGGTCTAAAGCTACCCATACAACGCCAATATCTCCCTCTTCTAAAACGTGCATTCCAGCAATTCTTTTCCATTCTGGCTCAATCATACAAGCATCTCCTCTAAATCAACTGGATAGACTGGTTTGTCGTGTTGATCTTCCGCCATTACTGCCGTAGCCATTGCTAAACTGACCATTCCATCAATTCTGCCCCTAGATTTACGCTTGTCGAGCTTCCGACTTCCCGCTTCATCCATTTTCACAACGGCATTAGCAGCGCACATTTGCAAAACAGGGTGATTTCCATGCTTTAAACGCTCATCTAGCAATAATGTCTCTAATGTTCTTAAGGCAGGACTCATTGACTGATAGCCCTGACCAAAATCAACGAATCTAGAGTCAATAAATGACTCACTAAGCCCCGCTTGAATTAACCATGGTCTTAAATGCCTCATATTCCATCTGTCAAAGGCAATCTTTCTTATATTCTTTTCTTGAAATATTTTAGCCAGATATTCGGCTATATATTCATATTGTATGGACTTGCCTGGGGTTGTCTTTAAAAAGCCCTTTTTAGCCCATATATCATAAGGCACTCTATCCATCCGACTCTTCTCTTCTAGCCCTTCAGAGGGCAGCCAGAAGGTCGAATTTACATCACCACTAGGTGAAACCAGTATAAAAGCCGTTAAATCGTTAATTTCCGATAAATCCAGCCCTCCGAACCATAATTCTTCCTCTAGGTTCGGTTCTTCTCCATTAGCCGCCCAAACCGATTTAGTGACAAAAGGATTAGAGGCTTCTACTCGCTGATTTAATACTAAATTTCTAAACTGCGCTTCTCGGCTCGGCATTCTTCTGGCTGCGTCAGCCATTGCCATAGTCTCTTTCTCATTCTGGAACTCACCAAAAGCAGGATTAGCCGCCCTTACTGTTTTCTCGCTAAACGGGTCTGCTTCCATATCGGCAGAATACAAAACTAGCTTAGTCTCTTTGTCGTGACCTTCGATAGCGTCATCGATAAGTACCGAAAGTAAATCGGCATCAGTTGAGGCTTGTGTCGAAATAATTATACTTAGAGGTTCTTCTTGTGCGCCCGTAGCTGTTTCAAGAGCTTCATACAGTGGGTGCATTGGTCCTTTAACTTGTCCTAGTTCATCGTGAATAACTAGAATAGGAGATAAGCCAAACTGAGTTGCAGCATCAGCAGACAACGCTTTATATAACGTGCCAAGGTCAGAACAAAATAATTCTTTTAATGTGTCGCGTGTAGTAACGAACTCGCGTAGGGTAGCACTCATCCTAACCATTTTAGAAGCTAGATTATAAATAATAGCCGCTTGGTCGCGTGACAGTGCTGAAGAATATAGCTGAGAATTGACCTTCGCTTCAGGGCCGCATAAATGCAATAACATAATCATTGCAGATAACGCTGTCTTAGCGTTCTTTCGCCCTACCGATATAATAATCCGCCTAGTGGGAGAATCGTATATCTTAACAAGTATCTTTTTCTGCCAAGGTCTTAGAACTAATGGTATCCCTACATCTCTTCCTTCAGGTATTACACAATGCTCTTCTAACCAATCTATATTTCTTTTTGACCTCTTTAGCTTTGCCAAGGTCGTTTAACCGAACTAGGTTTTTTCTTCGACTTATCGTAAGTAGACTGTAAAGTTAATCTCAATTTACCAGCGTAGCTTGTAGCCGCCCTAGTCTCCTGAGTATATAAACCTCTTACAGTTTTAAGGGCTTCTATGTCGTAAACATCTTTATTAAGAAGCTCATTAGTCATAGTCTCAAAAACCCTAGCAGCCGCAACATGAGAGCAATACATTTCAAGCATTGCCAAAGTCTCAGAAGGAAACCATTCAGGAGGCAGAGGATTTACTGTCTCTAACCATACAATAGTTTGATCTGGTGTTAGGATTTCTGGTGGAGCTGGTCTTTCAATAATTTCTAATTTTGTAACTGTTGTTAAATCTTTACTACTTTCGCGCCCTGGTTTGGTTGCCATAATACTTTCCTAAGAATTGGTGTATTTCTTTAGTGAATTCAATAATAACTGGACTAGGCGTAAACTCGCTTAGGTCCATGTCGTGCGTTCCTGCTTTCGAGTTCTGAATTTGCCACTCTGTTTTAAGCGTTAATCCCAAACCTTCTTCTAATTCTTTTAAGCATTCCTCTCTCATTGGAGAATCTACAGGCATGATATACGGCCCTAACGGAATACATTTCTCAAACATCAATCTAAAACATGCGGCTAAATCGTCAGAAGTGCCTCTACCCTGCCTGAGCCAAGATTCCTCAACCCTGTACGGGTGGCGAAATGGGCAGATCAAAGGTAAATCACGTTTAACGACTCTATCTAATCCCATCGGGAATAAATCATCATTCCTGATATGCCCGACATTGTAAGCATTATCTCTAGTAGGCTCGACATTAAAGCCGCAATCCTCCCAGCCTTTATCAATGAAAAGCCGCTTACAGAAATTAGTGCCAGTGTGTGAGACTGAGGCTATTACTATATTAATGTTACTCTCCTGTAACCCATCCAATATGTAGTGCTGATTCTTGTGCTGATTTGCCTAAATTCTCAATTTCGTAAACATGGCAAAGTTCATGGTAATAAGTATCTCTCTTCTCAACTCGATTTAATGAAGTCAAAACAAAGATAGGATATAAGCCTAATTCATTCTTAAACGTGCAGCCTAGAAAATTGGCTTCAGGCGTTCCAGTGCATATCCATGACATAAAATGTCCATCAACTTCAAACACACCAGCAACATGCTTAATAGCCTGATATGTATCCCTCTGAGGGTAAGGGCAAAAGCCGCGCCCCTCCATAGCTTCCCTCTCGTAAGGAAGGCAGCCAGTTAGTAGTAATATTAATATCCATATTAGCTTGTACATACTCTCACTAAGGTTTAACTGCGGTTATTCTCCGTTATATGCGGGTTCTTTTCGTAAAAAGTAAAAATAAGGGCGTTTTTGTGAAGTTAAC